TGAACCCGCGACGACCACCACCAAGATCAGGCAATTCGTTAGATTCGATACCGAGCATATAGCCCAGACCGACCAACTCTGGATCAATGACGTAACCGCGAGCTTTCTGTTGGTTAGTCGTGGTCGAGGGATCTGCACCATCAAGGATACCGTTGAACAAGTCAGGCACAATCGTCACAGTGTGGAAGTCACCGACGTACATCGTGACATCCAAATCAATCTGATGCTCGCTAGCATCCTGAGTGACTTGGTAGGTCTTGGTAGTACCAGAAGCACCTTCTGAACGCTGGAACTTGCTGACGGCCCGCTTGAGCGAGGGACCAGCAAACAGCGTGTACGAACGGCGACCACCAACTTGTTGGAAGATCGACTGGAACACGTCGTTAAAAGCCGACTCAGACAGGGAACCAGTAGCCGTAGTGTCAATGTTGGCCGAAGGCGTACGGAACGCAGCGGGAACATCGGAACCAGGGGATGCGCTAATCCACTTGCCAAGCGCACGGGCCTTGTAAGGCGCGGGCGGAGCTTCCTGTTGGCGGTCATTATCGGAACCGATACAGGCTTCAATATCGCGTTTGATTTCGCGCATAGCCTTCATTTTGGCATTCGCGACCTCGCTGGACACGCCAGCAACGTCAGAAGCCTCTTGAAGACGCGAAACCATCCACTGTTCGCGGAACTGCTGGACGTAATTGCCCAGACGAGCGCGATTGACGGCTTGATTGGAGAACGCAAGGACATCTTGACCTTCCAGCACGCCACCGAAGTTAACGGCGGAAAGGGTGTCCACTTGCCATTCTTGATACGCATTCGTCATGCGTTTAGTTTTCGAGAAGGTCGAAACCTTCGGAGTATCCTCGGGGGCGAGGATGGTCAGGAAATCTGTGAGGTCTTCACGATCACCAGCAACATTGTAAGTAGTAGATAGGGCCATTGTAGAACGAGTTTAACGGTTGAATTTTGCTTTTTCTTTTGCCAGCAGAAATGCTGCTGCTTCGTTTGCCGTGACGCCACCCTTCTTGGATAATTGTGACCGCATCGCTTCAATCTGGTTGGCTGATTTCGCTGCTGAAGGCATACGAACGTCACCACCGTTGGAAGAAACGACTGATTGACTGGACGGAGGGCGGTTGCTCATAGCAGTTTTAGGCTTGTTGTCTGTTTTTGCAGCCTTCTGTTTAGCATCGAGGGACCGAAGCCCTTCGATTTGCACTCCAATGATCCAATCCGCATTAGGCAGATTCTTCATCCAAGGCATCTGTGACAATGCTTGTTGGGCGAGGACGTATTCAGGCGCACTTTTGTCTTTCAGATAGGGAAACATCTGATGAGCGACTTGCTGCGACTGCTGCTTTTGCGTCAGGAACTGTGTACGGGCTGGAATGTCATCATCGAGCGTTTTTTCTGCATTACGCAGAATAGCTTTCAATTCACTCCGTCCCAAAACAGTATCGCCAACCTGAATCGGCTCAAAGTCGTCACGATCTAATTGATCTTGGGCGAATCGCTTGGCTTCCTTGGCCTGTTGCTGTAAGGAGGCTAATGCTTGAAAGTCATCAATCTGGGCCAGCGGCACATTGGCAGGCATCTGTGCGGTTGCTGGCTTTTGAGTAGCTTGTTCAGCGGGAGGGGAACTGTTTCTTTCTCCTAACTGGGACTCAAGCTGCTCTAATCGCGACTCCAAGGCTTTTCGCTTGGCGACTTCTTTACCGATACGTTTATCGATTTTCTTCTGAAGCTCTGGTGTAATATCCTGAGAAGGAACATCAGCTTCACCATCGGATGTTTCCACCTCTTGGCTTGGCTCGGCAGACTCGGCGGAAGCTTCGTCTGGGTTGACTGAAGTATTTGACGCTGATTCCTGCGTCGGAGCAGTCTGTTCAGTCTGTCGTTGAGCTTTAGCATTTTCGGACTCGATGTTAAGGAGTCGTTGGGCTGCTTGCGCGACACTCAGATTACTCTTTTTCGGTGCATCATTTTTTGCCTCAGTATTAGATACCTCAGCTGGCTGTGAAGAAGCGGATTCGACGTTTTCGTTAGACATGGGATTATAGCCCCCAAGGGCCGATAGACTTCATGGCGGATGCCAAGTATCGGTACAAATGCGTGCGCCAACTATACTGTCAACAATAAATACAACAATTTATTGCACCGACTAAAGCTATTAAGCCCCGCGGTCTTCAGCATCAGTCTCTGCTTGCAGCAATTGCTGCTGAACAAAGTCATCGTACAACGCAATAATCTGTGAGTACGCTCGGAGTTCCCCCGTGGATGCAAGGGTCATACGATCATTTTGAACAACTGCATCGGAACACAGATCAATCATGGTGGAATGCTGCATTTCGCGCAGTTCCTCAATGAAATTCTGGAAGTTATCGTTCCCAACCAAACCAAACATGGTATGACGCAGGTTAGCAAACTTCTCAGTAGAACTCTGATGGGGATCGCGACGTTTCTTCATTTGGAGGCTGTAGCTGCAGTGGGATTAGGCATGGTAGCACCTAGGCGACCAATAACAGCGTTTTGCTGTTGCTGCATCTGAAACTCATACTGTTTCTTGCGGGTATCCAGACGCTGACGGAATGGTTCATCTTGGGCGTACCGTTGCTGGATGTCAGGTTGCTGCAAATACTGCTCCATGATTTGTAGACCAAATTGCGGAGGTGTGCCAGGCTTGATGTTCTTGGGAATACCGGCAAAGATCTGCGTAAGATCCTGCTGTTCGTCCTCCACTAGCTGTTGCTGGGCCTGTTGCACGGGGCGAATAATGCGCTCGGCAATGTTAGGATCAATGGTGGAAATGAATGCGGTGCAGAGGGCGGAATAATCAATGATCCCATCGCGGTCAAGGGACTGAGCGGCTTGAATAATGGCAGTCCATTTCTCACTCATCCGCTTAAAGTCAGTGGATTGCACGTCCCACGACAGATAGAAATCAAACTCTTCATTGATGTCACCCTTGTTGAACAGTTGAAGGTTAGTGTCCTTAACGCCCATCACGCGGAACATGACTTCATCTTGTCCGTACTGCTTGTAGAGCTTCCAGACCTGTCGGAAGGTGCGTGACAAACAACTGAGGAATTTATCCACCTCAAATTGATTGTAGATGGGGTCAATGGCAGGGTCACCCTCACGAGAGGCAAATCCATTGTACTCCTTGAATGAGGCTTCCAACAACGTCTCGGACGTGTTGGTATTCATATCAGGGATAGGACGATCTGCGTAATGGTATTCGTTGGGCCTGCGCTCCGAAATCATGGCTCCTGGCCCCCAGCGTCCTGGTGGGCGTCCTTGTGGGTAGCAAATGGGCGGAAGGATGCCTAGAGAGGCCGCGTCAATGCGACTATCTTTATGCGCTTTGATTTGGTCCTGCCAAGGCTTGCCTGGTTCTGGTACGCCTCGTGAATCGTGCAACTTGCGGCTCAGATACTCGCGGCGGTACAAAACAAACGGATACTCGCCGTGGGCGTAACCCAGCAGACCTGTTTTGGCGTAGCCATCATGGTTCTGATCGGCAGGCAGCATCGGGTTAAAGATGGTGCAGTAAATTCCTGGCGTTCCATCTTCGTCTGACAAGCGTTGGTAGGCGTAGACAACGCCAATGCGGTCAGTGAACCGCTGTTGGGTGTAGACAAAGGAACGACTGATAGGTTGAAGGTACTCGCTGGGGCTGATCGTAATCAGTTGTCCGCGTACTTTCTGAATGGCAGCTTCCACCCAATTCTCGTCCCAGCCATCAGTCTGGACACAAGCGCGCAATTGCTCCGCGGTAAAATACTCTACGCGGTAAATTCCTGGCGTATGTTCAAGATCGGTAGAGAAAGATGGGATAAAAACGTGCTCATCCAGATTAAAAGCGCGGATGATGGGGTAGGACCGCTCAGGACCGTCCATTGGCACGGTGGTTTCACCTGTGTCGCGCAACTCTTTCAGCATCTTGCCAGCTTTGCCTTTGGAGCAATCGTATTGTTTGACAAAGATTTCCTTTAGGTCGTCGGCTGCGCTTTTGTCTT